AGAGTCAGGAAAGGTACAGAGGTTTAATGTGCTTGATAAGGTAGATTTTCAGAAAAAATATCCTACACAATTCTCTATCTTGAAGAAAAATGATATGCTGAATGCTCCTGAGATACCAAAGTATTATAGAGGACAGCCATTGACTGATGAGGAGAGGAAGTCTTATTCGGAAATATACTGGACAGAATATCTCAGAGAACTTGATCTGATAGAGACAACGGACATGTTTAGTCAGGAAGAAATTGACAAAGCGAAGACTAAGTTTGTTTCCGCAGAGAGGGGAGACACCCCTACTGGATGGAAGAAACAAACAGAACTTGAATTTAAAGTATCATCCGCTTCTTCAGTCGCAAGACAAAGAGCATTGATGGGATTCCGTAAAGAAAAATAACCATGGAACCAAGAGAATTGATCTGGCTTGAATTAATGAAGTATTATGGATTGAAAGAAATATCAGGTCCACTTCATAATAAAACTATTCTCGCATGGTTTAAGGACATGGGTTATCCAGAGATAGACAATGACGAAACGGCTTGGTGTAGTCTTACTATTAATAAAATGGCAAAGGATTGCGGATTGGAATACTCAGGCAAACTCGATGCTCGCTCATGGATGAAAACAGGAAAGGGAACTGACACCCCGCATCTCGGAACAGTCACAGTATTCTGGAGAGAACAGAAGTCAGGATGGAAAGGACACGTAGGATTGTTTGCAGGGTACAATAAAGACAAAACCCAGATAATAACATTTGGAGGCAACCAGAATAATATGATAGGTTTTTATTCTTATCCTGTTGCTGCTGCAGATTTTGGGCTATTAGGCTTTAGAGAACTTAATTATTCACATTCATAATTTAAACCGTAAAAGCTATGAAAAAAATCTTAAAAGCTATTTGGGAATTTCTTGAAGGCTATGGAGTGACTATCTTGTTGCTCGCTGCACTTGCAATATTATCATATTTATGCATGACGCTATGAGTAAAATAAAAGCTATAATAATAGGTGTGATTGTTGTCCTGTTTTTTTCAATGGGGGTAACGATTCAGGTATTGAGCAGGAAATACCAGGATGAAAAGGCGAACAGGGAAAGACTTTGGCAGAATAACTTAAACCTGACGGCAGAAAACAGGCAGTACACGAAGTTAATCTTTACAAAGGACGAATTTATCAGGCAGATGAATGACAGCCTTAAAACAGCCTTAGAATCGCTTAAAATCAAACCGAAAGAGGTAACGAAGATCGTGTATCGCTACATAACCGATATTGACACAGTTGATAAGGTTGTTTTTGTTGATTACCGGAAGACTCACTGGCAGGTTTCTGATACAGGGAAATGCTTTACATGGTCTGCAATGGCTTTTTTAAGTGATACCTTATTAAAGATTACACGCACAAACTTTAATTACTCAAATTCAACTGTTGATTATTTCTATCAATCCAGACCGAAGAAATTCTGGTTCATTCATTATGGTAAAAAGAAGATAAAGCAGGTCACTGTACCAAGATGTGGGGAGACTACCGAGAAAACTATTGAAATTATTAAGGAATAATATAATTGATGTTAGACGCATCAAATGAGGGAGGCAGTAATGTTCTCCCTTTTTATTTATGGCTGTTAATAACTTTTATCCAAAATAATTTGGTAAAGACAAATATCCAAAGTAATTTTACAGCATAATTTAATTGCAACCATGGAAGAAAAAATTGGATTAATAAATGGAGTTGAGTGTAAGTTTGCTAAGACAGACCCCTCAATCATTGAATTAGTGTCTAAAAGAACCGGAATTTCTATTGACAAGGTAAGGGAAATGATGCGTTATAACGTGTTTACAATGAATCAGTATTCCCAATTAACAGGGAAGGCAATCTCTACTATTACAAACATGGCCCGTCCTAATTACAAAGATGGAGTGCTTGTCACGGAATTAGATTTCTGTTTCCCATTCTCTGACACGGGTAATAAAGGTCAAAAGTTCATAGTCCGTAATAATAAGTCAGAAAAATATCTACAGGCATAATGACGTTTGAAGAACTCGGCATCCAGACCAAGCCCGGAAAGGTGAGGTATTCTACTCTTTGTCCTCAGTGCAATTCATCCAGGCAAAAGCATAAGAATGTGCCATGTCTAACTGTAAATGATGAACCTGATAATCAGTGGTATAATTGTTCGCATTGTGGATGGAAGGGCAATCTTGGCAGTATGGAGAGATATGCCATGGTTCAGGAGAAGTCACGTATGCCGAAGGATATTGGTCAGGTAGCCACGTACAGTAAAGAGGTAAGGGAATACTTTGAACGGAGGGGTATTGATATGAAGGTGGCATTAAAGAGGCGTGTGTACGAATACATGATGGGTCAAAAACCGATATTGGGATTTCCGTTCTATATTGGGCACACCTTAGTAAATGTGAAGTATCTGAATATCCGATGGAAACCGGGAGATGATGGACCTAAATGGTGGCAAATGCAGAAAGACCTTGGGACAAAGATCATACCATGGGGACTTGAACAGCTTAACTTTCCTCCTGATGAACCGAAGATTATAACATGGACAGAGGGTGAGATTGATTGTCTTACGTGGGAGGCATGTGGATATAAGAATGTGCTTAGTGTGCCACAGGGAGCACCGAATCCCGATGCGAAGAACTTTGACAAGGAGTTTGACTACATCACAGATAAGTACGTGCAGAGTGTCATTGGAGAGGCTGATCTGCACATCATATCTTCTGACAATGATGCACCAGGGAGAGTCCTCCGTAATCAGTTGGCACTACTTATTGGCAAGGAAAAATGCAAGTACGTCAACTATCCGGTATCGTATAAGGACATCAATGATGTGTTCAAGGGCAATAATAAGACTGAGGTGCTTCTTCCGGCACTTGGGAAAGCGGGTGTTGATGAGTGCTATCAGAACCTATCTTCCTTTCCAATAAAAGGAATTATCCGACCACAGGATGTTACTGAAGAATTGGAGATGATTGCATCCAATGGTTTCACGAAAGGACTTGGGATAGGGATGACGGCTATTGATGACCTCTTTACATTAAAGAGAAAGCAGTTTACCGTGGTTACAGGCTTGCCTTCCAGTGGAAAATCTGTATGGGTGAGGTGGTATCTTTCGGAGTTTATAAGACACAATGATAAGGAGAATGTCAAATGGGCACTATTCACCCCTGAGAACCGTCCTGTGTCCAGAGAACAGGCGAAGATAGCAGAGGTGATCACAGGACAGTCATTCAGGAGAGGATTTAAAAACTCAATGTCAGAAGAACTCAGAGGAAAGACTATGAGGCATGTGCAGAAACACTTCTTTTTCATTGCACCAAATAAACTGAGTTTCGAAACATGGTTAGGAAAAGTTGATTCAGATCATGTGAATAGTATGGAGTCTCTTTTACAGTACCTTGTGTATCTTAAAAAGACAGAGAATATCTTTGGGTTTGTGATTGATGCGTGGAATAAGATTGAGCATGAGCAGCCAAAGAACCAGACAGAGACTACATTTATCAGCAAGCAACTTGATTACCTCATTAACTTCTGTGATGTGTATGACTTGCACTGTATCCTTATCGCACACCCGACAAAGATTGAAAAGGTAGGGATTAATTATCGGATGCCGTGTCTGTATGATATCAAAGGGAGCTCGGCATGGAAAGAGAAGCCGGATATAGGAATCATCATTCATCGGTACATGAATAAAAAAAAGAAGCCGGAGGATATTCCTGATGAGGCCACCGATGATGATAAGATCATGATTGACACCGATGCTCCGAATATCATTATGACAGAGAAGATAAGATTTGAGGAGGTAGGAAAACTTGGAAAGGTCAAGATGAAGATGGACTTTACAAAAGGGGGAAGGTTTTACATTGTTGAGGATAAGAACAAGAAAGCCCCGGAGCCAATCAAAGGAGCCTTGAATCCTCCAAAGGGGCAAAAGGATGATGATGTGTTCGGGGATAACGGAAAAATTGATGATGGACTTCCATTTTGATGTAACTTAAAAATAATTTGATATGGTAATTTTAGGAACAGTAGTGCTTATTAAGCCGGATAAACTACCAGAGAGAACAGCATCGGGACAACTCATCATACCTAAAAACTCAACTGAAATGTTGCCTGAGTGGGGTACAATAACAGATTTGGGAAGCGAGTGCAGAGTATTCAAGAAGGGAGAGCACGTTTACTTTCCCCGGAAGAGTGCATCGCTGATGGTGATTGATGGCGTTGATCATTTTCTGGTCAATGAGCACAGATTATTCTTTGGCAGGGACAAAACTAAAAACAAGAAGATATGAGCAACGTGAACAACTACTTATTTGCCCAGAAACTTGATATATTCAAGGCAAAGATACTTGACCCTCAGATTGACAAGGTAAGGAAAGCCGAATCCATCATGCACGATGACACCTATAAATGGGAGAGTGAAGAAAAAAAGAAAGCAGGACAGGCACAGTACGATGCTTACAAGGCATGGTTAGCGGTGTACCAGACGCATTATGATGAAGGGATGAAGTTATGTGCACAGCATGAACATCTGACAGACTTACTTGCAAAATGGTACGGAAAATGGTATAGCGACATCAGTAATGAGGGCAGACAGGAAACAGAACTTATGTCAATACAGGCAGATTGGGTCAATGAAATCTTCACAGAAATTTACAAGGAGTTACAGCCATTGAAACTGGACATCAAGCCACCGCAACCATTAAACATGAAATAGCAATGAGTCTAAAAACAAGAGATGATATAAGCATAAGAACTATACTTGAAGATCAGGCTTCATTTATTGAAGAGGGGGAAGTCAAGTATTATTTTCTTCCATTTTACTTCAAGGACGAGGGATCCGATGAATTTGAAATGCTTCGTCTTGATATTCTTCCTGAGAACTTAAAAAAGCTATCCAACGACTACGAGATAATTCCGAAAATTTTATAAAATGAACCTATGAGAAGTGATTTGATTATTACCAGGATTCCAGAACATTCCGAAGAATGGTATCGGTTTCGTAAAAATGGAATTGGAGGCTCTGAAGTAGGGAATCTGCTTTTACCTAATCCTGACTATGATTCTGCCATTTGGATATTCCATGAAAAAGTAGGGACTATTGATACCCGTAAGAACGACAATGAGTCTATGTTTTGGGGGAGAGAACTCGAAGATCAGATTGCAGATAAATGGCGTTACTGGGACGGAACGCAAGAGGGTTATATTCAGAACTATAAGGATAAGAAGATCATAAGGGAATGCAGGAGTGTTAATGGGTATGTGGTAAATCCAAAATATCCATGGCTATTTGCATCTCTTGACCGAGTAATGAATATCACAGGGGGAAGAAACTTACTTACAGGCGATCCTCTGACCACAGAAGCCGTATTGGAATGCAAGGCAATGAACCAATGGGTTGCACAAAAATGGGAAGACGGAATGCCCATTTATTACCTCATGCAGATACATCAGTATATGGCGATCATTGAATCTGACTATGCCGAAATTTGTATTCTGGAAAATGGCAATAGGCTAAGAGTAGAGAAAATACAGCGTGATGATGGACTCTGTGAGAAAATCATTGAAATAACCAAAGGATTCTGGTACAACCGTGTGTTGCCCGCTAAAGAGGCATTTGCCAAGAGACAGGAAGCTGAAAGAGCAGGTAATTTATCTGAAGTGGAAAAACAGGATGCTATCATACAGAAACACGAACCGGATCCCGATAAGACGAAATCCTATCAGGAGTTTCTTAATAAAAGGTATCTACAGGAGAGGGAAACAATTGAGGGAACGATGGAAGCATACGGATTGTGTAAGCAGGACAAGATGCTTCTGAAGGTGAAGAATGTTATTGAAGAGGAGCGCACAGGCATTGCCAATACTTTAATTAAACAACTTACGTTAAGCGGAGCAGAAGCCATAGACTTTGGTCGTCTCGGGAGCTATTCGTGGAGTGAAAGAAAAGGTTCAAAGAACAGGGTGGCATCAAATAAGATCAAAGAATCGCCACCAGAAGATCGTGTTCTGGAAGAGTTTAAAAAAATAAATTTGGATTGGGAGTAATGGATAAAGACACCTGCATAAATGGAATACTCAGGGACATGAAACTTGCCGGATTTGTGG